GCGGAGCCATAGCTGGGCCTGTGGGCGCCTTGGTAGGAGGCCTGCTGGGCGACCAGATGGCAAAGACCAAACCAGGTCAGCGCCAAGCCATCGCCAACAATCCTCAGGCACTCAACGCCAACGTCCAGTCCATCAACAGGATGGTGGACGAGCGTGGTGGGGGAGGTGGACAGAAGAACCCCGAGATGCAAGTGACCAACGCAGGCTTCTATGATGTCCTGACAAACCCGAAGAAGGTTCTTGCAGAGCCTGACAACTACACAAATCTGGAAGAGATGCTTGCAGCCCTTGCTGAAGGCGTCGATCCCTCCACAGGCAAGCCCATTGCATAGGTAACTGAATGCCCACCATCCCGTTCCGTGAACTCGGCAGGATTGGTGTAATCACAGATGTAAACGATGTAGACCTCCCGATTGGGGCCGTCAGCGATGCCCGTAATGTGCGCTTCTCTGACGGCCGCATCACTAATGCCCATGTCTGGAGAGAGGCCCTTGCGTCTCCCTCCGCTGGTACCCCCGTCTTCACGTTCTCTGTCGAAAGCGCCTCTGATTTCGATATTCTCGGTTATGTCTCTTCGGATGGACGCGCAGTCCATGTCTACAACGGTGTTGAGACTGAAGTGACTCCTGTGGGCTATGTAGCGGCTGAATCCGTTGCCGTTCGCAGCTTTTGCTCCCTTCAGGGCCTTTACTACCTGAACCAAGAGGACCAAGTGCCGTGGGTTTACGACGCTGGCTCTGGTGACTATGAGGACCTGGCCAACTGGGACTCCAATCACCGCTGCAAGGTACTTCGTGGATTCAAGGACTATCTGATAGCCCTCAACATCACCAAGACCGCAACTGTGTACACCAACATGGTGAAGTGGTCTGACATTGCTCAGTTCCAGACAATACCTAGCTCATGGGACCCCTCAGACACCACAAAGTCTGCTGGTGAAAACACCCTCTCTGAAATCAAGACAGAAATCCTAGACGGCCTTCAACTCCGCAACTCCTTCATGGTCTACGCCGCAGATCAGGTATGGAACATGGAAGAGACAGGTGGTCCGGATGTCTTCAACTTCTACAAGACATTCGGAGACCGTGGTATCGTCAACACCAACTGTGTTGTCGAGGTTGATGGTGTGCACTTCGTCTTCGATGACGATGACATATACATGCACGATGGTGTGTCCCCTCCTAAGTCTATCTGCGAAGGCAAGGTGCGTAAGCGCATCTTCAGGAACTTAGACCTTACCAAGAGGACCAAGTTCTTCGTGCTACACGACAGGCCCGCCAGCGAGGTGTGGTTCTGCTACAACTCCAAGAACTCTGACCTACTGTGGACCGGAGAAGACCTTGCGTACTGCAATGTCGCCGCAGTCTACAACTACGTAGCTGACACCTGGACGTTCTTCGACCTTCCCAATGTCTCCTCCATGACTTCGGTAAGCTGGCAGACGTCCCCCACCTACGCTGATCTTGCTGTTGAGACTTATGCTGACATGGGGGGCACCTACGCCGACCTCATCGCCAACACCACCCGCAGCACCTTCGCTGCCTCGGTGCTGGACGCTGATGTGGGCATTACGGTCACCAGGTTCCTAAACGCCGACTCAGGGCTTGGCATCTCGCTAGGCTTCGCAGCCGTTGCGGAACTGGAAGTCACACCCTTCGCACAGCGTACAGGCCTCGACCTGGATGAAGCTATCCCTGAAATCAGGACCTACAAGAACTATCGCTCCGTGTACCCTCAGGTGACCATGGACTCCCCGGGCATCTCAATGTCCTTCAAGTTCGGCGGTGTGGATATGCCCTCCCAGTCTCTTGAGTGGGACGCACTTCAGACCTTCGATCCGTACACAGACTACAAGGTAGACACAAGGTCCCGCGGAAGATACCTCGCTTGGTACTTCACCGCGGAGAACAGAAACACATATTCATTTTCCGGCTTTGACCTCGACCTTGCCGCAGTTTCAAGGCGCTAATACATATGTCGCTCACCAAGAACCACGCGGTTCCCATTCCGTATGCGAAGGGGAGCTCTCCTGCTGACCTGAAGAGAATTGATATTCATCTACACGATGAACTCAGGAAGATCGAGTCAGCCTTAAGGCGTCTGAACGCACTGATGCCGCAATCCGCGGACAGAGAGCCTCCTGAAAAATACATAGGGATGGTGCGCTACACAGATAGCGCCTCCTGGGACCCAACAACGGCTGGTGCCGATGGCTGGGTTTACTGGGACGGAGCCGCGTGGCAGAACCTGTCAGGTGCTGGTGGTGCAACAAACCTCACTTATACTGCTGCTACACGTCTTCTTGAGTCTTCAACAGGAACTGACGTCACCCTGCCTCTTGTGTCCACAGCGGACGCCGGATTGGCGCCTGCTTCAGGTGGCGGAACGTCTAACTTCCTGAGAGCAGATGGTACATGGACAGCGCCTCCAGTCACCGACTTGAGTTACACAGCGGCCACTAGGCTTCTGGCGTCTTCAACAGGCGCTGATGCCACACTGCCTCTTGTGTCCTCAGCCGATGCAGGCCTTGCGCCTGCTTCAGGTGGCGGAACGTCTAACTTCCTGAGAGCAGATGGAACGTGGGCAGCCCCCACAGGAGGTTCCGGTGACGTTACTGGCCCTGCTTCATCTGTAGACAACGAAATAGCTCTGTTCTCGGGCCTTACAGGTAAGATTATTAAGCGGGCGTCAACTACAGGCCTTCTTAAAGCCACTTCAGGTGTCATTGCAGCAGCCGTAAGCGGCACTGACTATGCTCCCGCCACTACAGGAAGCTCCATACTTAAAGCCTCCGCTGGCGGATTTGCTAACGCTGTAAGCGGTACTGACTACGCTCCGGCTACAAGCGGTAGCTCTGTTCTAAAAGGTGACGGTGCAGGCGGATTCTCCGCGGCTGTGGATGGCACTGACATCTACAGTTCCTCAAGGGCCATCCCTAACGAGAACATCCCGAACGGCATCAATAACGCCTCCCGCGCCTCCCAGTCGCAAGTAGTTGTCTCAGGCACAGCCTACTACATCACCCGCTCTAATCTCCTTCTCCCGGCCTCATCCAAGACGGGCGGTGGCATGGTGGTAGGTACGACCTTCCGCTGGCGTGTGGCCATGACCAAGACAGCAGCTGGCACTGGTACGTTCCAACTCCGAATCTACCGCGGAACCAATGGCTCCACAGCCGATACCGCTGACGTTACGCAGACACTAGGAACGCAGACAGCCGCCGTCGATATGATGGTGCTGGACGTTATGGTAGTGGTCACGACAACCGGAGGAACCGGAGGCTATTACTGGTCAATCATACCGATGACCAAAGCGGCCACCGCAACAGGCTTCGGTGTGGCCACAGGCACAACGGGCTTCTTCAACGGTGACGTGGCTAGTGTTGCTCTCAACACCGCCTCACTTCAATTCGGACTTGGCTTCATTTCGAATACTGGTACCCCCACAATTCGAATCCCGTTCTGTCACGGCCAAGTTTTCAACATGACTTAAGGAACCACATAATGTCTATTCTCGGCGGGCTCCTCGGAGCAGGCGCATCTATCGTCGGTGGTCTCCTCGGTGGGTCTCAGGGTGGTTCTGACAAGAACACCGGGACCACCTCTCAAACTTCCACCACTACCCCTTGGTCTGCACAGCAGCCCTACCTGAAGACTGGCTTCCAGTCTGGCGCTGGTCTCTACGGTCAGTACCTCGACGCTCCGTGGTATCAGGGTCAGCTTTACGCTGGCATGAACCCGATGCAGCAGGGCGCCGCGACAGGCGCTGGCCAGTACGCCATGGGTCAGGGCATGGGCTTGTCCCAGGGCATGATCAATGACGCCCAGCCGTTCCTCGGTCAGGCAGGCAACTTCCTGAATGGTGCGAACCAGCTTGCAGGCTTCACGCCTCAGGACCCAACACAGGGCAACATCCAGAACGCAGGGCTCTACGCCAACAACCCTTACATCAATGGTGCCATCGACGCTGCATCCCGCGATGTCGTGCGCAACCTCACTGAAGACGTTCTCCCCGGCATCAACCGTGGAGCCGCTGCTACCGGAAACACCAACTCCACCCGAACCGGAGTGGCTGAAGGTATCGCTCTCCGTGGCGCTCAGGACCGTGTGGGAGACATTGCGTCTACCATCCGTGCTGATGCCTACAACAGCGGCCTTGGTCTCTCTGAGCAAGGGCGGCAGGCGAACATGCAAGGGATGTTGCAAGGGCGCGGCTACGGCCTCGACGCTCTCAACACGGCTGTTGGCCGCGGTATGGACCTTCGGAACCAGGGGATGCAAGGCAGCCTCAACATGTTCGATGTCCTCGGCCGCGCTGGTGGCCAGTACCAGGCCGATCAGCAGGGCTATGCCAACGCCAACTTCGAGCGCTGGAAGGGTCAGTACGACCAGCCGTGGGACCTCCTGTCCCGCTATATGGGCGCTGTTGGTGGCCAGAACTGGGGCTCCTCGACGCAGCAGACCACGCAGAACTCCACCCCGGGAAGCTGGGGCGGTGCCATTCAGGGTGCTCTCGGAGGCGCTACGGCTGGCCTTGGGCTCTACAAGGACTTCTCGTCCATCATGAACACCCAGTCGGCTCCTCAGCCTTCCTATTACCAGTCCTCTGCAATCTACTAAACCTTAAAGGAAGAACATAAATGGCTGGTATACCGTCTTACCGCCAGGTCCCCCCGCCGAACTCTATGAGTCTTCTTCCTGAAGGACAGCAGCAGGGCTGGGGTGAATGGCTTGGCAGTTTCATGCCTGAAGTAACTTGGGGTCAGCAAGACCCCTACACACAGAACATCCCGCCTAACACCATGACCGCTCCTGGTCCTGGTCCTGCGTGGGAGCGCAATGGAAGGGGTCTCAACACCACGCCTATGCCGCCCCCCGAGTTCATGGGTGGACCGTGGCCTGGACAGGGTGTCGATCCTTCGGTGCGTAGTGCTCCTATGGAGACACAGAGCTTCGACCAGTACCCCATGGATGGGGGAGCCCCTGAGCAGAAGAAGTACTCCTTCCTCGACGCTCCCGGCGCCTCAGATGCCCTGGTGGCCTTTGGAGCAGCAATGCTCAAGGCCCCCGACTTCAACACAGGCCTTGGGGACGCCGCACTGGCTGTAAACAGGGTGGCTCAGTCTCAGCGTATGCCTACAGAGGCTGATTACGCCAGAGCCAAGCAGCTTGGCCTCTTGAGGCGTGTTGCTGACGGCAAATCTATCGGTCCCGGCCAGATGGATATTGACCGTTCTGTCATGTACCGTCAGGAAGACACGGGACACGCTTGGTTTGATGCTACGGACGCCAATGGCAACCGCGGCTTCTACAACCAGGATACCGGAGAGTTTGTTGCTGGTGCCGTGCCTGGTCTCTCCAGAGACTCCTATTCCACGATAGACAACCGCGACAAGCGTCTTGCTACACGTGACGCCGACTTTGAGTCTGACTACGCTAAGAACATTCAGGCCCACTCTCTTAACGTCATGCAGTTCGATGAACTGGCTCGCTTGGCTGCTGATCCTAACACTGCCATTGACTCCAGCATGTTGGTGCGAGTTGGCGGGGAATTGACCCGCCTGTCTCCTACCATTGGCGCAATGTTGTCAGGTTACGACCCCAACAACATCACCGAGTATGACCAGCGCATCCAGCAGGCCGCTCTAGCCTTCGCTCGCCAGAGCTTCCAGGGACAGGGACAGGTCACCGAGTACGAGCGCAAGATGATCTTCGACTCACTGGGTAAGCGCGGAACGCTCACCAAGGACAGTGCTGTCAAGATGCTGACTGCGCTCCGTGACATTGAACAGCGCAAGATCGACATGTTCAATGCATGGACTACCATGACTGAAGAAGAGAAGAACCGCTACGGTTACAACTTCGGACGCTTCGTGGGCATCTACATGAATGAGGTGAACAAGCGTCAGATGGGCATGGCCGGGGAATCCGGTGGCAGCCCGTCAGGTGGCTCACCGGGCCAGCGCAAGCCTCTCACCGACATCTTTGGAAACTGAAATGGCTAACCTCTCCGACAAGATCAATGCAGCCCGCAAGGAGGGCTACTCGGACGATGAGATTATCACTCATCTGTCCTCTACCGACCTCCGCGACAAGATCGAAGCTGCTCGTAAGGAGGGGTATAGCGCTTCTGAAATCACTGAGTTCCTCGGTGGAGCTCAAGCCAAGCCTAAAGAAGTAAGTGGTCTACGTGACCAGTTCACCGCAGGCATGGAGTCCAACCTGGAACTCCCCGGACAGTCCCTTGAGGAAATCGGGAAGTCCATGGGCTCCGAGAATGTCACAGGTGCTGGCACTTGGTTGCGTGAAGCTACCAAGCAGCCTGAGAACTTCAATTCAGCTACCGAGCGCTTCATCAACCCACAGGAAGGTGACTCCTATGTCGATCCCATAATGGGATTCGGCTGGGGCAACCTAGGAGGGGCTGCCGCTGAACAGGCGGGACAGCTTACCGGAGACCTTATGGTCCGCGGCACAGCCGCTGGCTTAGGCACCCTGGCAGGTCCCAAGGGCACTGTAGTGGGAGCTCTTGCTGGTCCCGCTCTACTTGAGTTCATGCGTTCTGTGGGCCCTATCGTCAAGCAGCGTCTTGAGAACGATGGCCGCACCGAAGCAACTTGGGAAGACTGGGCGTGGGCTGCTGGCACCGCTGGTGCTTCAGGCGCTCTCAACGCCATTGGTCTCAAGAACATCGGTGTACTGAACAACTCCCTCAAGGAGGTTGGCAAGAAGTCCTCCATGAAGGTGGCAACCGAAGCCGCCACCGAGACAGGCAAAAAGGCCCTCAAGGAAGGTGCTACCGAAACCGGACAATCCGTTGTCCAGCAAGTCGGGCAGTCCGCTGGAACTGAGATAGGCACAACGATTGACCTCAAGCAGGCAGTTGGCGAAGGCATCCTAGGGACCGCCGCTGGTGGCACTGTGGACGCCGCCAGGAATGCCTACCGCACTGGTGCCAATATTGTTGACATCAATGCTGTTGACACCGAAATGGCCCACAATCCTCTCGCCCGAGAGAAGGCCGAAATCACCGACAACATAAACCAGCTTGCAGAACGTGAAATCCAGCAGGGCAACGAACTACAGCCTGCAGAAATCAATGCAAGCGCCCAGCGCATGAAGAACCAGGCCAAACGCCTCCTTCTTAAGCAAGGGTTGAATCAAGAAGATACACAGGCACTACTTGAGGGTATCAATACCAGCAAGGGCCTGACTGACAACGAGCTCAACGAGATTGCTGGTCGCACCGAGTCTCCTGACGAGGTCAAGGCTCTAGTACGCCGCATCCAGCTGATCCGCGGCCTCACCGTCCAGCAGCAGGCCCGCAAGGGTTGGCGTGGATGGGCAGCCTCAGGTCTACGCATCGCCGGAATCCCCGCAGGCTACGCTATCGACGCAGCCATGGGCTCCAGCGGTGTCATGGGCTCTATGGTGGGTGGTTATGTCGGACGAGACCTCGCCCGGGATGTAGCCAACCGCAAGACCCAAGGTGCCCGCATCGACGCCCTCGTAGGCGCCAAGCAGGCCCGCCGTGCCCGTCTACTCCTCGACCGCTATGGCCCCTCAGACGCCACCAAGGCCCTGAACACTCTCACCGAGCGTGCAGCAGCCAAGGAAGCTGAAGCAGCCGCGCAGGCCCAGGTGGTGCAGGAGAACCAGCGCACCGCCAATGACATGCGCGAGTTCGAGAAGCGCCGCAAAGAGCTTATCAAAGCTGTTGAGCAGGCCAAGACCCGCGAAGAGAAAGCCAAAGCGCAGGCCGAGAAGAAGCGTCATGATGATGCACACCGCGAACTGCGTATGGAGTCTATGGCCCTCGACAAGGTCAACAAGGAGCTCCGCAACAAGGCGCTGCTTGAGAAGCTGGAGACCAGCAAGTCGCTGAACGCTCTCACAGTCGAGGCCTCTCAGGTCAAGACCGCCCTGGCTACTGCCATGGCCGTGTCCAAGGCAGAAGGTGCTGACCGAAAGCGCGAGTTCGAAATCGCCAACATGAAGGGTCAGCTGGAAAAGCTCGCCCTCGAAATCGAGAAGCGACAGGAAGTCCTCAAGAAGGCGCAGACGGCAACCCGTCAGGCTGAGAAGCTGGCCAACAACACGACTCCCAAGGTCTCCAAGGCCGTCAAGAAGGCCCGCGAGGTTGGCGCTGTCTATGCTTCACCCAGCATCCCTAATGCCCAGGTGGACCAGGAAGGCAACCCAATCAACAACGAGACTGCGTTCCAGGAGAAGAAGGACCTCATCCAGAGCCTCCAGCGTGACGCTATGATTGAGGCCGAGAACTTCCCCGACAAGGAAGTGGGCAACATCTTCATTGAAGCCATCAGTGACTTCAAGGTCTACACGGGCCGGAAGAACCAGTCCAAGCGCATGGAGGTCTATGCCAACGTCCTCGACACCATCCCCCCGGATAACGTCGATGCACGGCGCTTCGTCAACAAGTACATCCGCCCACTCGCATTTGCTTTTGCAGGCGAGACAGGCGCACCTAAGCCTGGACGTGAAGACTACAGCAGTCCCACCACAGACTACGGTGACGACATCGGAGAGACATTTTGATACTTGACATCATCGGAGTGATGCGGGCCTTGGACTATGTCCTTGGCTCGCCTCTCCTCACACCTAGTGAAAAGCGTGCCATCGCTGAAGAGCTCAAAGGCTCCCTACCAGCGAAGATGCTCTGTAGCAAAGCGCATACAACCCATGCAATCACCAGCGGTCTCATTGACCGCGCCATCGGAATTAAAGATGCCGAAGCCGACAGTTCCCCGAAAGAAGATCATCCGCAGGAACAACAACTCTCCCCAGGAAGTCAGGGAGCGCATGTCGTCAGCCGAAATGACAGCAAAGCGTATGGAGGGTCTGCGAAAGTGGAAAGAAGCAAACGGAAGACATCCTTCGCGGATGCAGGGGCAACCTGACGGAGTAGGCATCAAGGCCTATCGCGTAATGAAAGCGAAGGCAATTGAGACAGCAGAAAAGGCTATAAGGATAATGGCTGACAAGAAAGTATGGGTAGCCGAGAATGACGTTGCTGAAAAGGCAATGAAGACGGCTATCGAAATCATGGAGTCCACCGTTGGACCCACGCAGCACAGGCTTGCAGCCGCGAAGACCATCTTGGAGTTCACGCAGACCAAGCCTGTAGTCAAGAGCGAGAACACCATCAAGAGCGCCGAGGCATTCCTTGAAGCTCTGATGGAGGAAGATGTGAATGGCCCTAAGCCCTGAGTTACTTGCAGTACGCAAGAAGCTCAAGGATGACTTTCCGTTCTACGCAAAGGCCGCTCTGAAGATCAGGACGAAGGAAGGCGAAATCCAGCCCCTCGTCCTGAACGCGGCCCAGCAAATCCTCCAGAAGGCCATTGATGATGAACTGAGTACCCGCGGGTTCATCCGCATCATCATCCTCAAGGCCCGTCAGCAGGGGCTCTCGACCCATGTCGGTGGGCACATGTACTTCAGCGTCTCACAGACCAAAGCCCGCAAGGCCATGGTGGTGACACACCACGCTGACAGCACCCGCGCCCTCTTCGACATGACCAAGAGGTTCCATGAGAACTGTCCTGAGCTTCTTCGCCCGTCTACAAAATACTCTTCGCGCCGTGAGCTATCGTTTGATGCTCTGGACTCAAGTTACGTGGTCGCCACCGCTGGCGGTGAGTCGATTGCGCGAGGCGAAACGATTTCCCACCTACATGCCTCGGAGCTTGCCTTCTGGCCAAACACATCGGCCAAGGATAACTGGAACGGACTGATCCAGGCTGTCCCTGAGACAAAGGGCACCGCGGTGTTCATCGAAAGCACCGCCAACGGTATCACAGGCCTCTTCTACGACTTGTGGAAGGGCGCCGTCGAAGGCCGTAACGGTTACCGACCAGTGTTCATCCCATGGTTCCTGGACAAGGCTTACCGGGCGCCGTGCCCTGAGCCCCTGGACCACACCCCGGATGAGGAAGACCTGATCAAACAGTTTGGTCTGGATGACGAACAGTTGATGTTCCGTCGAAAGCGTATCGCTCAGACCTCCCCCGAGCTCTTCAAGCAAGAGTATCCGGCTGTCCCTGATGAAGCGTTCCTCAGTACGGGTGCCCCGGTGTTCAACCCGGAGCAGCTGGTAAAGCTGTTGGAGACCGCAAAGGACCCTGTGGCCCGCCTGACTCTCGAAGGCAGCGATTGGGTCAACAATCCCCGCGGTGAACTCATCCAGTACTACCACCATGAACCTGGTGAGGTTTACTACATAGGCGCTGACGTGGCTATGGGAGGAGGGCGAGGAGACTATTCAGTCGCCCAGGTCCTCGACTCCAAGCAGCGTCAAGTTGCCGTCTGGCGTTCCAATTATTTCAACCCCGACTACTTCGCCACTGTGCTGGAGAAGCTGGGGCGCTTCTACAATGAAGCCTTCATCATCCCCGAGAATAACGCCCATGGCATCCTCACCTGTACAAGGCTGGGGAAGGACTTCGCCTATCCCAACATCTACATGGTCACAGAGGTTGACAAGCTGACTGAGCGCGAGAGTGTGCAGATCGGCTTCAGGACAACCGTGAAGACCAAGCCCCTCATCATCGACCAACTCCGCGCCGCGGTACGGGATGGTGAGATAGAGCTTAACGACAAGATCACCATCCGAGAGATGCTGTCATTCGTCGTCACCGAAAGCGGAGCCATGGAGGCCGAGCCGGGATGTCATGACGACTGTGTCATGGCCCTGGCGATGGTCAATCACGTCCATGAAGGCCGCTTCACCCCCGTCGAAGTGACGGATGACTTTTACATAGAGGCTATCTGATGGCTAAGAAGAAATTCAAGAAGCTGACCGACGAAGAGTTGTTGGCCAGGCTTGATGAGAACCTCAAGGGTGGCATCTCACATTACGACACTGTCCTGTCGAAAGAACGTCAGGATGTCCTCGACTACTACCACGGCAAAAAGCCCGTCCCCGCTCATGCGGGCAACTCCAAGTATGTCTCCATGGATGTGTGGGATACGGTAGAGTCCGCCAAGGCAACTCTGCTTGAGGTATTCGCCGCGGGCAATGAGATTGCAGAGTTCACTCCGCAAGGCCCTGAAGACGTGGAGATGGCGCGCGTAGCCTCTGTCTACACAGACTACGCCATCTTCCGTCAGAACGATGGCTATAACGTCTTCTCCCAGGTCCTCCATGATGGCTTGATGTCCCGCGTAGGCGTGGCCAAGGTCTACTGGGACAAGGAGTACTGCGACGAGGAAGAGACCTTCGAAGATGTCCCTCTGGACGTGCTTGATGCCATGCTCACCGAGAGCGATGACCTCACACTGAAGGACATGGAAGAAGACCCGATGAATGGCACTGCCTCAGGCACTGTCGTTCGCCGTGTCAACAAGTCCCAGGTCAGGATCGACCCCGTCCCGGCAGAAGAGTTTCTTATTGCTTCCACGGCCAAGAACCTCCGAGAGACACACTTCTGTGCCCACAGGGTCAAGAAGACCGTGGCCGAACTGGTACAGATGGGGCTCTCCGTTGAGGAAGCCTTGAATGTCCCGGTGGACGGCATCAACGATATGTCCGATGCCGACAAGATATCTCGCTTCCAGGACCTCAACTCCGAGACCTCCCCCAACAGGGAGTTCCAGGACCAGATGCGTGAGGTGACAGTACACGAATGCTACATCCGCATCGACATCGAAGGTAACGGCTACCCCAAGCTCTGGAAGATCACCAAGGCTGGCGAGCACCTTCTGGACCGCGAAGAGATTGACAGGCACCCCTTCGTGCCCTTCGTCCCCCTTCCGATCCCACACGCCTTCTATGGCTCCAACTTCGCCCACAAGGTCATCCCGATCCAGAACGCCCGTACTGTTCTGATGCGGGGCATTCTCGATCATACTGTCAACACCAACAACCCCCGCATGATGGTGGTCAAGGGAGCCCTGGTCAATCCAAGGGAACTCATCGACAACCGCGTGGGTGGCTTGGTCAACGTGACCCGTCCTGACGGCCTCATGCCGATGCCTCAGGCCTCGCTGAACCCCTTCGTCTTCCAGACCATTCAGTTGCTGGACGAGGACAAGGAGGACACCACAGGCGTCTCCAAGCTCTCTCAGGGCTTGAACAAGGACGCTGTGTCCAAGCAGAACTCACAGGCCATGATCGAACAGCTTGTTGGCCTAAGCCAGCAGCGCCAGAAGATCATTGCACGGAACTTCGCCAACCAGTTCATCATCCCTCTGTTCCTTGAGGTCTACCATCTCATCATCAAGAATGAGGACCGCAAGAAGATCATTGAGGTTGCTGGCAACTTCGTTGAGGTAGAGCCGCGCAAGTGGTCAGAGCGTACCGGAGTCACCGTCAAGCTCAAGCTTGGCTACGGTGAGCGTGAGCAGACGGCAGCCCAGTTGATGGGCCTCCACCAGTTCCTGTCTCAGGACCCGAGTGCTGCTCCGATGTACGACATGCCGCAGAAGCACAACCTCATCACCGATTACCTGGCCCTCATCGGCTACAAGGACAATCGGTACCTCAAGCCGCTTCAGGAGGTCAAGCCTCCGCCGCCTCCGCCTGATCTTATGGCTGAGGTTGAGAAGATGAAGGCCGAGACCGCTGCTATCACGCAGAAGACGCAGCTTGAAGCCGTACAGGCTCAGTTCAAGATGCAGCTTGATGAGATGAAGCACCAGCTTGAGAAGTCCAACCGGATGATCGAACTGATGGTGTCTCAGCGTGACATGGAGCGCAAGGAGTTCGAAGCCAAGTCCCGTCACGATATCGGGATGCGCGAGCTTGCGATGATGGAGTCTCAGGACCCCAACGAAGTCAAGCAGACGCAGATCGTCAGCCCTAATGGATAAATGAAATGATCTACCCTTATCAGTGGACAGGAGAGCTTACAGGGAGGACGCTTGAGGTCTACCCTAGAGACCCTTTCCCGTACTTCGGTGGGCGGTCCTCGTCAGGTGGTTCCGGCAATGACGATGACGATGATGACGACAAGGACAAGCCGAAGACGCCATCAACGCCTACCCCCAAGTGGACCTTCCAGCCTAGCCCCTACGACCAGGCCCCTGCCTACAACTTTGGTATGCCTGCACAGTGGACCATGAATCCAGAGCTTCAGCCTTGGATGCTTGGCCCAGTCCAGTACGGGATGCAGGCTCAGCAGCAGAACCCCCCTTACATGATGGGAGCACAGCCGGAACAGTTTGGATCGGCGCCTCCCCTCGTCATGCCCCACGGACAGTGGGGTCAGTAAAAGCACAACGGAGAGCACATTGAAAGAATTGACACCCGAAGAGCAGGCATTGGTGGAGCGAGGCGCAGCAGCGCAGTCGTTCCTGTCCAACCCTGCCATGGCGAGTGCCATCAACGAACTGAGTGAGACCCTGGCCAACGCCATTCTCACCACAGCCCTGGATGAGTTCGATAAGCGCGACAGGTTCTATAACCTGCACGTTGCGCTCAAGGAACTCGTCGCAATCCTGAACCATCGTGTCGCCCTGAAGCAAAACATTGAGGCGCAGATGGAAGACGACACGGAGAACAGCTAATATGTCAGCTATCCAATCGGACGCTGCGACCAACGACACGGCTCTTAATGCCGATACTGCAAGTGAACTCTTCCTGAAACAGTGGGAGGCCGCGCCAAGTGCGCCAGCCAAAGCCGTTGAAGGGGATAAGAATGTCTCGGACTCTATGGACGCCGAGAACATTTCCGATGATGAGGAACTCCTACTAGACGAGAACGGAGACCCCGTAGACCCAGCAGACTCTGAAGACGAAGGCCAACCCGAGAACGTGAAGCTCATCGAAGACGATGACGCCATGTTCAAGGTGGTGGTTGACGGCGAAGAGAAGATGGTATCTGCGAAGGAGCTCAAGCGTCTCGCAGGCCAGGAAGCCAGCCTCACCCGAAAGTCCATGGAAGTTGCTGCCCGCCGCAAGGAGGCCGAGGAAATCGGTACCTACCATGCGCAGGCCTTGTCACAGCTTGTCAAGATGGCGGAGGACGAATATCGCCCCTACGCCAACATCGACTTTCTCGTAGCCGCCAAGGAGCTCTCAGCTGAAGAGCTCAAGGCATTACGCGAGGAAGCCAACAGCAAGTACCAGAAGTACCAGTACCTCACCTCCGAGCTCAACACCTTCTCCCAGCGTGCAGCCGAGCAGCGTTCTCGTCTCATGCATGAGCAGGCCCAGGCCACCATCCAGGAACTCTCTGATCCTCAGAAGGGTATCCCCAACTGGGGTCCGAAGCTCTACGAGGAGGTAGGGAACTACGCCATCTCCAAAGGCATGAAGCCTGAGGTCTTCACGTCAATCCTCGACGCTCCGTCACTGCGCATGCTCTACGATGCATACCGCTTCGACAGGGCGCGCAAGGTAACGACAACGAAGAAGGCGCAGGCCCCGCAGAAGGTACTCAAGTCCTCTGCGTCCCCTGATTCTGGCCGCTTCGGAAACGACAAGTCTAAAGCCTCCCTGTCTAAGCTCAGGCAGACGGGCAGCAGAGACGATGCAGTCTCAGCGCTCCTCTCGAAATGGGGAGTGGATTCATAATCATCAATCCTCTTTACAAGGAATAATCACCAATGGCTGGTGAACTTTATACGACCTATGATCAGGTCGGTCTCGCTGAGGACGTTTCGGACGTTATCAGCAACATCTCTCCCACGAAGACCCCCTTCCAGACCGCTATCGGTTCCGAGAAGGTATCTGCCCGCCTGTTCGAATGGCAGGAGGACTCGCTGCGTGCCGCTGCCGATAATAAGGCACTGGAAGGCTTTACGGCTGCTGACGTTGCCCGCACGGCTACCACGATGCGCTCCAACTACACGCAGATCATGCAGGACACCCTGCGCATCTCTGCGACTGCGGACGCTGTGAAGACATATGGCCGCGCCAAGGAAACCGCCTATCAGCTTGCCAAGGTTGGCGAGGAACTGAAGCGTGACCTTGAGTTCGCTTTCGTTGGTCAGAAGAATGCTGCTGTTGCTGGTGCGGAAGATACCGCCCGCGAGATGGCCGCTGCCTTCAACATGATCGACTCAGGCAACGTGGAAGCTGGTGGCACCGCTGCCCTTACCGAGACGATGCTTCTGAACAACCATCAGGACATCTACGACGAGGGTGGTGAGCCTGACATCTTCATGATCAAGCCCGCTGACTCACTCATCGTGGCCAACTTCGCTGCTGCTTCCGGTCGTGACCGTGACTTCGGGCAGTCGAAGCGTATCACCAATGTTGTGGACCTCTATGTCTCTCCGTTCGGTGAGCTCAAGGTTGTCCTCAACCGCTTCATGCTCAACACGACTGCGATGCTCATCCAGACGGACATGTGGAAGAAGTGCGTACTCCGCAACTGGACCCGCACGATGCTCGCCAAGGACGGCGATTCTGAGCGCCACATGGTAGTCGGCGAGTTCAGCTTGAAGCACAAGAACTTCAAGTCCTCGGGTTACATCGACGCTATCACGTAACCGAATAGGTCCTGATCCAGGGCCTTAAAGTGTGAGGGGCGGGGGGTTTGCTCTCCGCCTCCCGTCCCTTTCATGACTACTCTTAAGCGAGACCTAATTCATGACCGTTTATCGCGCAGGCGCAACGGAGAAGATTTCTTCTGCCGCCGTTGTCGAAACCGATTACAAGACCAATGCTGAAGTTACCCGACAGGTAACAGGCGCAACTGCTGCCACTGAAGTACAGAAGATTGCCGTCTCCACCCTAACTCAGAGTGTTTACGTTCTTACTGTCGGCTCCACAGTTCTCACGACCTCTTCCCTTGATGCCTCCCCCACCATTGCTGAGCTTGTGACGGCCATCCAGGCTGCTACGGGCTATGGCGCCGCGCCCTTCGGTGTGACCGCTGGAGTTGGCGACCAACTCGTACTGACCTGGGAATCCGCTGGTGCAGTCACTGACGTTGCTGTACTAACCAAGAACGGAATCTCCGCAGGCGCTACGACCCTCTACAGGGCTGGTGCTACTGGCGTCAAGAAGGCCCAGCGCATCAAAGTGTCCCCTATTGGGAACTATGTATACAAGCTGGTGGTGGATGCTGTAACTCTGACCACCACGGCTATCGGGTCCAGCCCCCACATCAATACCCTGGCCGCAGCATTGCGAGCCGATGGTGACTATGCAGGCGCTCCGTTTACCATCACGGCTGTCCATGATGACACGCTGTTCATTGAGTGGAAGGTTGCAGGCGTTGAGACTGACTCCGCTGTCCTGACCTATGATGGAGCCTCCGCAGGCACCACGACCACGACCACTGAAGGTGTAACCGCGGCTACCGAGATTCAGGTGTTCACTCCTGTCCTCGACGCTGGGTCCATCTACAGGCTGACTGTTGGTGCTGTTGTTCTGACCACATCTGCGCTGGACGCCAGCCCGACCATCGCTGAACTCAACACCGCCCTACAGGCAGATGGCGACTACGCGGGCGCCCCCTTCACTACGGCTGTTGATGGTGCCACCATCGAACTGACCTGGAAGTCCGCAGTAACTGTGGCTTCCGTAGGCACCTTCGAATACCGCGAGAACATTGAAGGCCCCTACAGCACCGACATCCCCGCTGGCGTGGCTGCTGTTCGCGTAATCTGTGATGCGGCGTGTAATCTGGAAATTGGCGCGGATGCTGAAGCTACTGCTAGTTCCATGCTCCTGCCAATCAACACCGTGGAGTACTTCAAGGTATCTCCGGGAGACCGCGTCTCCTTCAAGGGAAGCACTGCTAATCTTTATGTCACATATCTTTACGAATAAGTCCGAGCCTATCCTGGACGACTTCAAGTGGAACATTGACGAGAATGTCGATGGCCTCTTCATGAAGAAGGACCAGTACATCTCCGATGACTTCCTCACCCGCAACAAGGATGCCCGCTTTGAGAGCAAGGCCCGGGCAGGTGAGTACCACCACTTCGCCTCTATCCCTGTGGTGGTTGTCGAGAAGTGGCTGAAGGAAGGCTTCGATGTCTACAAGGAGCCTGCGAAAGCCATCATCAAGCGTCTCAAGCAAGAGAACCTTGAAGCATTCCTCACCTCCAACAAGAGCATCTAGTTCATGATCTACAGTGAGATTCGCACCCAGTTCAAAGCCATCCTCAACCGCCGTGACTGTACGGACGGACTCGCTGACACGTTCCTGGATCAGGCTCTTATTCGGTGCAGCCGTGAACTCCGTATCACCGGGCAGGAGGTCTATGACAGTTACACTGTTGTAAACCCCTTCGTTGGCTACGCAGTTCCGGCTGACATCAAGCAACTCATTGCCCTGACGGTGACCACCACTGACGGCAAGGAGCGCAAGATTTCCCCTATGCCTCTGTCCCGCTTCCTTGAGTTGGAAATAGAGGCCACAGGTGTCCCTGAGTTCTACTGCCGCATTGATGGCTACTTCAAGTTCAAGCCTGTCCCTCCCGTCGATACCGTGCTGAACCTGTACTACTACGGTGAGCATGAGGCCTTCACAGGGGACAACGACTCGACTCCCCTGTCACTCATCGCCCCTGACCTCCTGATCTACGCTGCGCTGTCCTACGCCTCCGACTACTTCATGGATGACCGTGGGCAGGCCTTCGAAGGTCGCTACGAGCAGATAAAGCAGGCTGTCCAGGACGAGGCTTATGACCTTGAGGCGCATGACGCCGTCATATCGTCTCCCTACAGCATCGAGTACTGACCATGAAAGAGGACATTCACTGGAAGCGTGAGCAGGACGAGTACCTTGGCCAGATCGGGGCCATGCCCAGGATCAAGCAGGACCCCATGGCCAGCCTTGGCTACAAGGTACGCAGTGACAATCCCTACCGAGTTGTCAACATGGACTCGGTCATGGACAGGATGCCTTTCGAGTACTACGGGCTCTACATGTTCAACCCCGATCCTTCCAACCTGCACAGCAGGGACATGAGGTCTGACGGCACCATGTCTGTGGATGTCAGCCTTCCCCAGGACCGCTACGCCAAGACCATGGTGCATGAGCTAGGGCATGTGGGTTCCCGCAACTCTCAGACCGACATGGAATACATTGATGGTGTTAAGGGCGGGGAAGAAGAGAAGAGCCGCCGCTTCAGGGATTACCTGATGTGGCCTCCTGGTCACCCCGGGCATGAAGACGCCAAGCGCCACCTCCAGA